GGCTCATCCTCATCATCGGACTCCTCACGGGGGGCGGCGTCATCAGTTGGCGTCCCCTCTGTCACCGTAATCCACGTATAGGGGTCCTGAAACGGGAACTTGACTCGCTTATCGAGAGCCCAAACTTTATTTATTTTCTGGGGCTTCAGCGTCTTCAACTCGTAAGTTGGCTTCTCGGTCCGACCCATGGCCTCGAGTAGGCCGGGCTGGTGATTGAGAAGGTCGGGGGCAACCCGCTTGCCCACGGCAGCATCCAGACGCTGTTCGTTCTCTCGAAGAGGACCTATCCAACCTGGATTGCGAACGCAACGCCGATGTACGCGACGGTGAGTCTCCACACTGGAGGAATACACGCCCTTCGCAGCACCTTTGTTTACCACGAGGTGCTCAAGGCCTGATCTGGGATCCTCCGTCACGTACTGCCCGCGATGCTTGTCCAAAGCGTCACGGCACGCGCCTGCCAACAACCGCTGGAATGGAGAGAAGAAGATCGACGAAGATCCATTGCGAATCTTCTCCTCTAGCGGTGCTGGGCAGTAGACTCCACAGCCTCCAAGATGCGCATCGGCAAACAGATTGTACCGACCGCCACAAGTGAAGCGCTCCAACGGAGCCTTCCAGTGGTGAAGGAGGCGTTGCAGGGCCCTTTCGGGATTGTTGGCACTACGCAACACATGCTCGATCTTCCCCCGCAGAGGCAACTCCTTGTCTTGTTGGCGCATTGCGATCCCTTTGGGACCAGCTGCCATCTCAAGCAAGATGCCAGTCGCGGGAGACTTGAGCGTGATAAAGGTAGAGCCACCCTTCCAAAGGAAGCCCTGGGAGTTAATGGTCACGTAGTCAGGCGACACATAGTTCTTTCCCAACGATAGGGAGAATCCGGCTCGTTTGATCCACTTGAGCCAGATTCCGTAGAACTCATCATTCGTCATGAAACAAATGTCGTCGCCGTTTACGAGGACGGGGAGATCATCGAGGCTAACCGCATGTCCTACGTACTCCTCCAAGGCGTGCCAATAGGCCACCAAGTTTATGGAGCACAGGACGGGGAAACTCAAGATACTTCCCATCAACTGACCATTGCGCATAATGAAGGGTTCCAGGTCCTTGCCCTGGATATGAGCAAGCGTGGTGAGCTTCTCGGAGTAGTGCACCTTGTGTGCCCCGAGGACTGCGAGGCAGACCTCTTTCTCCTGCTCCGTTGCACCCGCTGCTCGAAGAAGCGCTCCAAGAGCTGACCGATTAGAGGCCAGACTCAGACCATCGGTAGCCGCCGAATAGTCACCACTCACCCACTTCGGGAACTTGAGACCCAATTTCTGAGTCTTTAGGTAAACCCCGTAGAGGTGGGAGGCATCGACTGTTTGCCCTGTAAGCGCGAAGGCGGAAATGCGCTGAAGGGCCTTCCAGGCGTGCTTCTGAAAGGTCTGGCTGAAATAATATGGAGTCGCTTCACCCTTCGTGATCACTCGGCATTTGAGGGGTTCCAGACAGAGCGAGACCTGAGCG